AGCAGTTAGTCTAAACGAAGTGACTCCGATTGCAAAGCAAGATGCAATATATGAAAATAATGAAACTACACTAATGATGGCACTCCACCAAACCAAAGTCGAATCAACTAAATTAAACTTCATCTCATCTTCCGTAAATGAAAATGTTTATATCCCCGAGGTTGACCGCACATTTGTCCAATGGGGTGAATATGCTACAGTAAAGAAAATCATTGATTCCAATATTTTCTTCCCGCTATATATTAGCGGCATGAGCGGTAACGGCAAGACCATGATGGTTGAACAAGCTTGTGCCAAAGCCAAGCGTGAATACATCCGAGTTCAGATTTCTCCAGAGACAGATGAAGATGATCTCATCGGCGGTTTCCGCCTTATTAATGGCGAAACAGTTTTCCATAAAGGGCCAGTAATCAAAGCGATGGAACGTGGTTGTATTCTTCTGATCGATGAGCTTGATCGTGGTTCAAACAAGATCATGTGTCTCCAAGGTGTTCTTGAAGGCAAGCCGGTTCTAATTAAGAAGATCGGTGAAGTAATTCGACCAGCAGCAGGATTCAATGTAATCGCCACTGCAAACACTAAGGGACGTGGTTCCGAAGACGGTCGATATTCAGCAGCTAACATGATCGATGAAGCCTTTATTGAGCGGTTTGTGGCTACCATCGATCAACCATATCCAGGGAATACTATCGAACATAAGATCATCTCGAAACACATGGAAGCTTTCGATGTCGATGATTCAGAATTCTGCGACAAGCTCATTGCTTGGTCTCAGGTCATTCGTAAGACTTATGAAGGTGACGGAGTAGATGAAGTTGTTTCAACTCGCCGTCTGTGCCATATCGTCAAGGCTCACTCCATCTTTAATGACCGAATGAAATCGATCATGATGTGCATCTCTCGATTCGATGATGAAACTCGATCCGCTTTCATCGATCTTTACACCAAGATTGACGCTGAACCAAAGCCAGTTGAACTTCCGGTTGAAGATACATTGAAAGTAGATTATATTGCCGCAGTGTAAACAATCTGGTGAAAGGGATCACACCGTTAATTTGATCCCGACTATATAACATAACACACAAACATAATATGACCAAGAAACTGACACAAAAACTGACATCGCTCCTTAAAAACAACACCCAAAATGAAGCAGTGCTTACGTTCCTTAGCGGACAACACACACTGACTTCTACTGGCGCACGTCAAGCTGGTATCGCTGATCCCCGTCGGGTGATCAACTACCTTCGTGCATCGGGATTTGGTATCGAAGCTAATCAAATTGTTACACGCGAAGGAAATCGTCTGACTCAATATCAACTCGCTGTTAAGGCACCAGTTGAAGTTGCTGCAGCTCCTAAGACAAAGCGTACAGCTAAGAAGCAAGGCTAATAAAAACATAGGGAGGGACGTTGTAAATTGAGCTGCGTCCCTCCCTTTTCTATTATGAAGAAACTTGCCTCTGGAGTCAAATACGATGGTGAAAAACCAGATTATAGCCTGATACCACCATTTGCTCTTGATGAGATTGCAAAGGTTTTAACATATGGAAAAAACAAATATGCTAGAGATAACTGGAGACACGTTGAAAACGGTAAGCTTCGTTACTTCTCTGCAGCTATGCGCCACATGTGGGCTTTAATGCGTGGTGAGAAATTAGATTCGGAAACTGGAATTCATCACTCAATCCATGCAATCTGTTGCATGATGTTTTATTTTGAATTTGATGCCGATCTTCATAACTTTTCTCTTGACAAATAATAAAAACAGTATATAACTACATCCATGACCAAACTATCAAATGACACACTGAATGTTCTGAAGAACTTCGCAACAATTAATTCCAATCTGGTTATCAAGCCTGGTGAGCATCTTTCGACCATCTCGGAAGCAAAGAACATCATGGCAGTCGCAAAGATTGAAGAGAAGTTTGAAACAGGCTTTGGTGTTTATGACCTTAATGAATTCATTTCGGTTTTCACACTACTCGGAACTCCTTCTCTCGATTTCTCTGAAGATAGTGTTCTTCTAGAATCTGGAAAGTCCAAAGTCAAATATCGCTTTGCTGATCAAAGCATTCTTACTTCACCAACTAAAACGGTGAATATGCCAGTTGCTGATCTGGAGATCGATCTTTCGGTTGATACACTAAACCAGATTCGTAAGGCAGCTAGTGCTCTTGGTCATAGCATTGTTTCGATTAATGGTGAGGATGGCGTTGTGTCTCTTTCGATTGTTGATCCAAAGAATACTACTGCGAATACTTTCAGCATGGTTATCGACGATGCTAATGAGCAAAAAGCATCGTTTGACTTTCAGCTTCTGATTTCAAATCTCAAGTTGATGAACGGCAATTATAAAGTTCAGATTTCTTCTAAGCTGATTACTCGCTGGACGAATGAGAATTTCCCGATTGAGTATTTCATCGCACTTGAAAAGACTTCCACTTTCGATAACTAATATGAATATTGATAATATCGTAACCTTTCCTATGAGCGAAACACAAACACAACCAGAAGAACAAAGCGCCGTTAGTAATACGGCAAACATCAGCCTCAACGATTTTGTATTGATGTCAAACATCATTGCAATCGCTGCTAAACGAGGTGCATTTGAGTCTAAGGAATTCACCGTGGTCGGTGACCTTGTAACACGACTCGATGCATTCATCAAGGAGAACACCCCTCCAGCAGAAGAGACTGAAGAAGTCGAAGATGACGGACAGCTTGAGCTTGAGCTTGAGCCAGAGACTGAAGCGTAAATAAAAAATGAGTGGGGCATTCGTAGTTGTTTGCCCCACTCATTACCACTTTCCAAATACACACACATATGATGAATAACACAACAGTTGAATTGAAAGACGAAAAAGCCAAGACAGCAATGCTTGGTATTATGAAAGAAATCTCAGAAGAACTCTCCAAAATTGAGGCTTCTAGGGATCAGATTAAAGAGATTATCAATGCCGCTCATGATGCATTCGATATTGAGAAGCCAATGCTTCGTAAAGTCTCTAAGCTTTACCATAAGCAGAATATTCATGAGTTTGAGAATGAAACAAATGATGTAAAAGATCTTTACAATCAGATCACAATTAGATAAGATAACCACCTAACCGAAATATATTATGAGTAAAAATGACTTTTTATGGGTTGAGAAATGGCGTCCACAGACAATCGATGATTGTATTCTTCCAGATGATCTGAAGAAGGTATTCAATGAGATTGTCAAGACTGGTCAAATGCATAATATGCTACTGACTGGAACAGCTGGACTTGGTAAGACTACTGTTGCCCGAGCATTGTGCAATCAACTGAATCTTGATTATATTCTAATTAACGGATCGGAAGAAAACGGCATTGATGTTCTTCGTAGTAAGATCAAACAGTTTGCTTCTAGTGTTTCACTAACTGGTGGTTATCGTGTTGTTATTCTTGACGAAGCCGACTACCTAAATGCATCTAGCACTCAACCAGCTCTTCGTGGTTTCATTGAGGAATTCAGTAATAACTGCCGATTCATCCTCACTTGCAACTTCAAGAACAAGCTGATCGAACCATTGCATTCACGTTGTGCAGTTATTGAGTTCAATACAACGAAGAAGCAACTGGCTCAACTAGCAGGTCAGTTCATGAAGAGACTTCAGTTCATTCTCAAGAGTGAGAATGTTACATATAAGGAACAAGTCATTGCTGAACTAATTATCCAGTATGCTCCAGATTGGAGACGTGTTATCAATGAGTGCCAACGTCACAGCGCTGGTGGTGAATTGACTCCAACTGCTCTAATTGGTATGTCAGACGATAGCATGAAAGAAATCGTTGGTTATCTAAAGACCAAAGACTTCAAGAGTATGCGAGGTTGGGTTGCGAATAATACATCTCTGGATGGAACTGTAATGTTCCGAAAGATTTATGATTCACTATCCGATATTGCTACTCCAGATACTATTCCATCAGCAGTGTTGATCCTTGCTGACTATTCGTACAAGTCCGCATTCGTAGCTGATAAGGAACTTAATCTGGTTGCTTGTATGACGGAACTAATGAGTGCAGTTAATTTCAAATGAGTGCTAAATTATCTCCGTTCGATTTCTTGAACAACATTAATGATGCCAAGAAATCGCCAAACCTACTGAAAGATTGTTATGCGAATAATGACGATGAGGGTGCCAATCCAGATTCGTTAGATAAGCAGTATGTGTCATTCATGATCAATCGTGGTCTTTCATACTTCTCGGATACAATCCACTATGCGAATGAAATGAATATCAATCATACTCTACCAGCAAAGATGCAGTATGATTTCTATCGGAATATCATTCGACCTCGTAAGCGATTCAGTAAGTGGGCAAAGAAAGAAGATGATAGTTCAGACATTAAGGTTGTTATGAGCTATTACAATTATTCATCTGATAAAGCCAGAGAGATAATTGATCTTCTTAGTTCAGATGATCTGGAAGCTATTCGTGCTAAATCTAATAAGGGCGGAACTGGTAAATAATATAAATAACTTCATTAGCATATTATGAATAAAGAAGATATTATTGATTGGACACCAGCTTCTATGCTTGAAGTGGTATTGAATGAGCCTGATGACTTCCTTAAGGTTAAGGAAACACTATCTCGGATTGGCGTTGCATCACAACGTGAAGCAAATACTCTATATCAGAGTTGCCACATTCTTCATAAGCAAGGTAGATATAAAATCGTTCACTTCAAGGAGTTGTTCCTTCTGGACGGTAAACCATCTACATTTACATATGACGATATGTGCCGCAGGAATACCATTGCTACTCTATTGGCTGATTGGGGATTATTAACAATACCTAATCTGAGCGATGTCAAGGATACCTGCTCTTTGAAATCGATCAAGATCATTTCGCATAAAGAAAAGCCTAGTTGGGATTTACGTGTTAAATATCAGATCGGCAAAGTTAAAGGTAATAGGCAATGACACCTAAAGAGATATTTGCTAAAGACTATCTGTTTGTATATTTCGTTGAAAATGCAAAATGCCTAGCCGTTGTTAATAATCGTCCAATCGATTTTACAACTTCGCTGATGAAAAGCAAACATTTAGTCAAAGCAACTATAATGTTGGGAGAAGCGGTCAAATATACATACGATAAACCTAAGATTACTGAAAAGCAGCTAATGAAATGGTTCATTGTTCAAGATAATGCTGACAAGGAAATCTCATATAAAGTTGTTCTTGGCACAAAATGAAGTTTAATATAAATAGATTGGTATACCACAAACCTCTCTAATAATATAAAACCATGTGTTGCATAGTAGTTAAATATTTACCTAAATTTGGATGGATCGGGGCGAAAAATCGTGACCGCAATTACGAAACAACAATCGGCATCACTCAATCTAATCGATATGAGACCCAAAGATTGTACATCGATGACAAATTGAGTAGATGGACTGAAGGTATTAATGAGTATGGCATTAGTATTCTATCAGCGGCATTCAGCGTAAAGAATGATGAAAAAGAAGGCGCTAAGATGGTTAAAGGTTCTCACCGTGATCGTCAAGGATACTTCTCTCCAGATGGACGTGACATCCGTGAGGCCCTTAAATTCAAAACCATTAAGGAAGCTATCGATCATTTGATTAAAGCCGAACTTGCTGGAGCAACATTCATTTTCAATCAAGAACAGTGCTTCCTTCTGGAAGGTGGATTTAATGTAAAGAAGAGCAAATCAACGAAGGAAAATCCTCGTGAATACTTCTATCATATTAAAGAAATCAAAAAGAAAGATGGTCACTGTGTAAGAACTAATCATGGAATTGATCTTCCAAATCTTGGTTATCAACCTAACTCAGATACTGACGAAGGTAAGAAAGCAAGAAAGAGTTCAGAAGAGAGATATAAAGTTGTAGTTACTAACATTACTAATGTTAAAGAACCACGAGATTTGTTAAAAGCTATGTCGGACCAACCGAATAAAGATACCTTTATGAATCCTATTCGTACAGGTAATCCAGATAAGAAAGACATGGTTACTACTGGACAACTTCTGATTGTTCCAAAAACTAGAACACTTCATTATCGACCAATCGAAAGTAAGATTGATTTCGAGTATAACAAAATTAATCATCCAGAAGCCAAGACATTCTTCGAGATTATCTCATCCCGATCACTCTTGACCTTTTTGGAATATTTCAAACCACCCGGTGATATGATCTAACCGATCATTCACTACAAACAAAACGAAAACCGCATTTATCACTTGACAGATGCGGTTTTTTGTGCTAAATTACATCTATGTTGAACAGCGGCTTTTACACATGCATTGACAGAAAAATGAACAACCTGCTTTATCGCGGGTATGACGAACACGGTCGCAAGGTTTATGAGAAATTCAAGTTTCGTCCAGTGATGTATCTTGAATCAAAGACTAAAGACACGAAGTGGAAATCGCTGGATGGAATTCCAGTCGAACCGATGCGGTTTGAATCCATGGGAGATTGTCGCCAATTTATGAAGACTTATGAAGAAGTTGACTCTTTTAAGATCTATGGTAATGATAGACATATTCCAGCTTTTATTCAGGCAGAGTTTCCAGATGAAATCAAATACGATAAACGATTGATCGATATTTGTTCAATCGATATTGAGACTGAATACACATCAGATGGTTGGGCTGAGCCTAGTAGTGCGAATAATCGCATTCTGACTATCGCACTTAAATCCAGTAAGGATACAGTCTATCGTGTCTGGGGATTAAAGGAATATGATACAAGTAGATCACCAGAAGGAATCTATGTAGATTATCGTGAATTTGAGACGGAGACTGAGATGTTAAATGACTTCATCATCTGGTGGAGTGACCTTGCAAATACCCCAGATATTATCACTGGATGGAATACTCGAATGTTTGATATTCCATATATCGTTAATCGATTGTCCAGAGTATTGGGAGCAGATAAGACAAAGCAACTTTCTCCATGGGGTTCTATCGAACAACGAAATGTTACGATTCAAGGAAGAGAATCAACATATTACGACATCATGGGAATTCAGTCTCTGGATTATCTGGAGTTGTTTCAAAAGTTCGGTACATACAAGTACGGAAAACAAGAGTCATATAAACTCGATCACATCGCCAACGTGGTTCTGGGTGAACGTAAAGTTGACTATGGCGAACACGGAACACTCGCAAAGCTTTATGAGAATGACTTCCAGAAGTTCATCGATTACAACATTCAAGATACCGCTCTAATCGAAAGAATGGAAAATGAGATTGCTCTAATCGATCTTGTATTGAGCATGGCATATCTTGGTGGTGTGAACTACGGAGACACTCTAGGGACTACATCGATTTGGGATTGTATTATCTTCCGACGATTAGCCAAAGATCACATCGCGGTACCTCAAGGTAATCATCACAGCAAAGAAGAATATCCAGGCGGATATGTCAAGGATCCAGATCCTGGTATGTATGATTGGATTATGTCATTCGACATTAATTCGCTGTATCCATCTCTGATTATTCAGTATAACATGAGTCCAGAGACAATCGTAAAACATATGCAAGTGCATAATGTTAATCAAGATACGATCCTTGAGAATAAGCAGAACATTTCACCAGAACCAAATCTGGCTACTGCAGCGAATGGAGTTTGTTTCCGTAGAGATAAGATGGGTGTTATTCCATCGATCATTGAGGAATACTATAACAAGCGAGTTGTAATCAAAAGATCAATGCTTGATGCAAAAGCAAAACTTGAAACAATCGATAAGAAGAACATTAAAGAAAGAAGCGTTATCGAATCATCGATTGCTAAGTTTGAGACGGAGCAGATGGCAATTAAGACACTGATGAATAGTCTTTATGGCGCGATGGCCAATCTTCACTTTAGACATTACGATATTGATATTGCTTCTGCTATTACCAATACAGGACAGCTTGTTATCCGTTGGGGTGAAAAACATCTGAACGATTGGATTTCAAACTTCATTAAAGAAGATACAGTAAAGGATCGAATCATTGCAATCGATACTGACTCACTTTATGTCTCGGTTGAAGATGTTATTAAGAAGTTCAATCCAGTGAATCCAGTCGCATTCCTAGATGAATTCGGATCGAAAGCTGTCGAACCTCTACTTGCAAAGTCATTCGCCGAACTTGCTAAGATTACAAATGCGTATAAGAACACGATGGTAATGAAGCGGGAAGCTATTGCAGATCGTGCAATCTGGACAGCCAAGAAGCGGTATATTCTCAATGTTCACAACAACGAGGGTGTTCAATACGCAGAACCGAAGATCAAGATGGTTGGTATTGAAGCAATCAAAAGTTCCACACCAGCAGTTTGTCGGGATGCATTTAAGAATCTATTCAAAGTAATCATGACTGGAGATGAGACTAAGACTCAGAAAGCAATCAATGACTTCAGAATCTACTTCAACACATTATCTCCAGAGAAGATCTCATTTCCTAGAAGTGTTTCAAATCTTAAAAAGTGGACAAGCAAATCAACTATATACTCTAAGGGAACTCCTATTCACGTTAGAGGATCGCTTGTATTTAATCGTGCGCTAAAAGACGCGGGACTTGATAAAAGGATCCATAAAATTCAATCTGGTGATCGTATTTGGTTCTGCTATCTGAAGGTTCCAAACTCGATCAACGAGAATGTTATTTCCTTCTCTGGTGAACTTCCAAAAGAATTAGGTTTACATAAGTACATAGACTATGATAAACAGTTTGAGAAGACATTCATTGATCCTCTCAACCTGATCTTAGATGCGATCAACTGGAGTGTCGAACCGCGAGCATCACTAGAAGACTTTTTCTGTTAATATGAAATACTCACTCACTATTTTTCAATCGATTTTCGATAACAAAACGCATCGTTCTATGGAGTTTGACTCTTGGGATAAGATGGAAGATTTGTTTTATTCGTTAAGCACTCAGCAAGGCTATAAACCAAAGAGAGGAGAACACAAGCAAGGTTCACCATTGATTTCTCCAGCAGTCTTCAAGAATAACGATCTCCGTCGAAATGTGAACGTGATCGAATGGGGTGGATGGTGTGCGATGGATGTCGATGACTATGATTCGACATTCGAGGAAGCAGTCAATACTTTTAAATCAAATCGATTCATTTGTTATTCCTCGGCTTCTTCGACTGAAGAGCATCCTAAATTCAGAATCATCTTTCCACTCACAAAGACTATTCCAGCAGATAAGATTAAGCATTTCTGGTATGCTCTGAATAAACAGTTCAACTCTCTAGGTGATCCACAGACAAAGGATCTTTCTCGGATGTATTATGTTCCAGCGAAATATCCAGATTCATATCAGTTCATTTTCTCTCATAAAGATGCTCCATTTTTAGATCCTGATGAATTGATGAAGAAGCACACCTTTGCTGATTCAACTTCTGGTAATACTTTACTTGATAAACTTCCATCAGCATTTCAACAGAAGTTTATTTCAATGCAAAGAGAGAAGTTGACCAATCGTGGTTTCAGTTGGAATTCATATACCGATTGCCCTTTCATTAATCGAAACCTTGTGGCTGAATATCAATCGATTCAAGAGACTGGGTGGTATTCAAAGATGTATGCCATCATGTTGAGTATTGCTTCATCCGCGATTAAGAAAGGTTATCCTATTACTCCAAAAGAGATTTCAGAACTTTGTCATAGTATTGATAATGATACTGGCGGTTGGTATAAGAACCGACCATTGGAAGTGGAAGCAAGCAGAGCAATTCAGTATGCATTTAAATCATCGTATAAGTAAAATAGATGAATCAATAAAGGTTCATCGAAACACATACACGAAAATGAGTAATAAAAATGCATATGAAATCCGCCTTGACATCCTGAGTATCGCACATAGTGATATGCAGTCGCAGTTCCACGAAAAGTTGGAACTAAATCGGCAAAAGGCAATCGATACATCGACCACACTTGAACCTAAGCTAGTAGATGAATTGTATCCAACTACAAATCAAATCATCGAAAGAGCAAAGGAATTTGACAAGTACGTTAGCGGAACTATTTAAAAATAGTTGAACAAAGTTCTGGACATAGCCTCAAAATATGCTAGTATCTTCACGTAACCGATACATATGAAAACCACACTTGCAATAATTATTGGTCTCCAGATTCCTATTTGGGGCTATGTCCTTTTAACAAACTTTCAGTAATGGAACAAACACAGACATATATATTCAGAGGCAAAGAACTCCAAAGCACAAAGCAGCGTGTTATTATACTAAACTATGCGCTCGCATTAAATCAATCAAAAGACCGATACACACTCAAACCAACAAAAGATAATAAATGAATTTAGAAGGATTTTACGAAGGTAGCGAAGGCAAACTAGGCGCAGATGAAGCTTGGGAAGAAGAATGGATTGGAATGCCAGACTTTAAACAAAAAGCAAAAGAAGCTTACCGCATGATTAATGTTCGGTTTAATACCGAAGAAGAGGTTCAAGATTTCGCCAAATTACTTGGACAATCAATTACTCCAAAAACTAAAGCTATTTGGCATCCTCAGCTTGTGCGGGATGTTCGTATTAATACATTCTATACCGATGAATCCTGAGTATCCCGTCTATATCATTTCTAAGGGTCGGGCTGATTCAAGATATACCAGTAAGGCTCTTGAGTTGCGCAACATTCCTTATCACATCGTAATTGAACCGCAAGAATATGATGCTTATGCGGCAGTAATCGATCCTAAAAAGATCCTTGTATTGCCGTTCAGTAATCTAGGTCAAGGTTCTATTCCAGCTCGAAACTGGGTTTGGGATCATTCGATTTCTATCGGAGCGAAACGCCATTGGATCCTCGATGATAACATTCGATACTTTGAGCGATTGAATAACAATCGAAAACTTCGTGTTGACTCTGGAACTATCTTTAGAGTTGCGGAGATGTTCGTTGATCGATATGAGAATGTTCCAATCGCTGGATTCAATTATGATTTCTTTTGCCCTAGTGATGCGAAGGCACCTCCATATTATCTAAATGCTCGTGTTTACTCTTGCATTCTAATTGAAAATACCTGCAAACATCGCTGGCGCGGAAGATACAATGAAGACACCGATTTGTCGATCCGAGTATTGAGAGACGGTGATTGCACAATTCTGTTTAACATCTTCCTTGCTGGTAAGATGGCGACAATGCGAATGGGTGGCGGTAATACAGATGTTCTTTATCAAGGCGATGGTCGTCTGCTAATGGCTCAATCATTAGTTGAGCAACATCCAGACATTGCTTCGATCACATGGAAGTGGAACCGCTGGCAGCATCATGTTGATTACAGCAAATTCAAAAAGAACAAGCTGATACGCAAACCCGATTATGACATCAAACCTGGTGTTAACAATCACGGCATGGTATTAGTAACGAAGGAATCAAAATTTAACGAGGTATACGAAGATGGGGATGTTTGACTATATTAAATGCGAAATGCCACTACATTCAGTTCCCGCAGGTCTTATTGAGACTTGGGGTTCAGTGGATGCAATTTACTTTCAAACTAAAGATACAGATTCGCAAAGCATGGATTTGTATATCATCAATGACAAAGGCCAACTTTATCATCGAATTCAAGAACTTGAATGGGTATCAACGCCAGAAGATGATTCTATTCTAAAAGGACACACTGAAGTTGTTAGCGAAACTTTAGATGAATGTTCATTTACTGGAGACATTTCGTTTTATGATTCATATAAGCATCCAGAGTATGAATCATCTTTTGGTGGTCCTTCACGATTCCAGTATGGTTGGATTGAATATCGAGCCATATTCGTCAAGGGAAAATTACATGGAGACATTGAATTAATTAAAGATGAGCCACCGATTAAATTCACAGATGATGAAGTGAATGAATCCACTATTCGATATGAAGAAAAGCGTAAAGAGTTTAATCGATACTGCATTAAAAATAGGCGTGATTACCCTTCTCCACATGAAAAGTTAATCGATACGATATATAAACTTGCGAATGACAATACTGAAATTACGTCTTTGATTGATGAATACCGTAAGTTACATGACAGATACTATGAAAAAACTAACTGAAGAGCAAAAGAATCTAATTGAGAATCTTCGCATCATCGAGACTCAAAACAGTGTTGAGTCAGAACGAAAATTCGATCATTTAATAGGTCAACTTGAATTGGAGGAAGAAGAAGATCCGACCCTTGTATCATTCATCTTTGATTATGTTTACAACTCCGGAGGACGATCCGAATCATATCTCGACTATTTAAGAGAATACGTTTATGGCAGCGAAGAATGATATTACTGGAGATTCAATTCAATCACGAATCTTATCTTCTGATGGAAGGTCAAACTGGGATACTATTTTCCGAAAGAAGACCTCCTCAGAATGGTTAAAAGAACTTAATTTAAGTCTTGACATATCTGATAATTATTGTTATGATTCCGAAGGCATTACGCCAGAAACATTAATCAGTAAATTAGAATTTTACAAAAGAGTCTCAGCAGAATTACTATAATGACACAAACACTAATACTAGCAACAGCATCGTGGTGCGGCCCCTGCCGCGTTCTTAAATCTAGACTTATCGCAGAAGGTCTTAATGATAAAGTAACCTACATGGATGCTGATCAAACTGCAGATTTCTTCCAAAAGCATCAGATTAAGGGAGTTCCTCGCTTACTTGTAATGAATAATGAAGATGTTACCGAGATTATTACTGGTACCGACGAAATCATTAAACGAATCAAACAATAAACATGAAAACAGACACACACGATCCTTATAACTTATTCTTGGATGATCTTCGTTATCCCAAAGATGCATATCTGAGCGATACTCATGAATCATTGATTGATTCTACTGGCATTCCTAATAACCAATGGCAAATTGTCCGTACATACGATTCGTTTGTTCGCTATATCGAAAAGAACGGATTACCTTCGATTATATCCTTTGACCATGATCTTCACCAAGAGCATATCGAATATTACTTTAAGGTAACTGCACTCACTAAGGGTGTGATCGAATATGGAAATCTCAAAAACAAGACTGGGAAATCGTGTGCAGAATATCTTGTAAAGAAATGGATTGAAGCTGGTAAGCCACCAATTAAGACATATGTTCATTCGGCGAATTCTTATGGTGCCGCTAATATTCAAAAAGTCCTAGACGAAATTAAGTAATGATTAAATTCATCTTCCAGATCTTAATGCTCGATCTGGAAGATGGTTGTTACTCATGTTGATAAATACACGAATGACAACCGAAAATAAAGACCATAAAAGATTTCTTGAAGAGCATCTTCATTTAACACCTGTCTTTGGTAATGATTGGTTTGCACTGAAGGCAGAAGCGTTTGCAAGATTCTTCGGCACACCAATCTTCATTATCGCACAAACCATCTTTGTTACAGTTTGGATTCTCTTGAATGTTTTTGGAATTTTTAACTTTGACCTTTATCCATTCATTCTTCTTAATCTCGCCTTCTCAACCCAAGCTGCATATGCAGCACCACTAATTCTACTTGCACAGACTAGACAAGCTGACCGAGACAAAGCACACGCCGCTGCCGATGCACAACACAGAGATTCTTTGGCTATCGAAAGCGCAAATAGACAAGCACTCATCAGTGAGCAAACAGCAGCAATCATGAAGTTGACAAAGCAAAACTCAAGTGTTATGAAGGCGATTAGAGAGATGAACCAGAGAATCGAAATTCTCACCCAAGAGGTTCATGCTAAGGTCACCGAGAGTAAATGACGAAAAAAATCTGGAAAATATGGGCTAAATCCATGGGACAAAAGATTTCCGATCATGATCGTGAGTCTGATATTGCAGCAGTAATACGAACTTTTTGGTGGTTCGTTCATATCGTTACGTGCTTTTTCATTATTGCTAGTGCTGGAAGAAACTTAAAATTATGGTAAATCTCTGGAATCAAATTGTTGACCATGACCCTAAAATCGCTGCTGTTGCAGTAGTGTCTATCTGTTTGTTCTTATTCGCTTTACTGTCTATTTTTACAGATTTCGACCGCGATTGAAAATAGTTGAAAATAATTCTCGACATTTAAGCCTAACGTGCTAATTTGGTTTCATAGCTAACTGCTACTACATTATGAAAACACCGATTGATTACCTTGCGACTGAATTCAAAGCTATTACCCGTATGGACCTTAGCGCAATTCCTTCCACTGAGTTGATTCATGATGTGATCAAGACTATTGCGATATTAATCGAATTTAATGTTGACGAAGACATAATCATTCGAGTTGCCAATCAATGCGCTGCTGATATTCGTGATCGCACGTTCCTGATGTACGCCTAATAATTTAAAAGTCCTGAGCAAGACACTAAACTGCTCGCCTTTTAATATGAAGTATCTGATCCACCACAACTTCGCTGATAATTCCTATCAGATTCAGATTGAGCACAGGAACAGTTTATCTGTCCACTCAAGCTATGATACAAGACTTGAAGCAATACTTGCTCTGGAAAAACTCAATTCTCCTGCCACTTTAGAAGACGTTAATTTTATGATAAATGAAGTAAAGGAATTATTAAAATAACATGTTAAACGAAATCAAACGGAAAGTAATCGATGCCCGACTTAATGGTGCTACCTATACCCAAATCTTTACTGATTATGGTGTAGCAAAATCAACAGCTCAGGGTTGGGTAGGAGCATTTAATGCAAATGAAAACATTCCGATTGGATATGTTAATGATAACCTTCGACGCATTAAACCTACGAAGAAAGACACTCAGGTATCACCAGAAGAGTTTATGGAAAATCTTGTTCCATTAGTCTTTCCGTTGCCAGAGATTCTAAAGGTAAAATCTGAACTTAGCAACTTTGCCATTGTTTGTTCAGATATGCACTTCCCAACGGAGTGTAAGAAGTCTGTTGATATTCTATTCCAGACAATTATTGAACTGAAGCCATCCACAATTATTCTTAATGGAGATACATGTGATATGTTAGCCATCTCAAAGTATCCAGCAGATATTCTTACTAGCTGGAATCTTAATGAAGAGCGCATTGCATACCAGAAATTTCTACAAACTCTTGTCTCTATCTCTGGTGGAGCTAAGATCTATGAAACTCATGCAAACCATTCGTCCCAAGGTATTCAGGGACGTTGGAGACGGTATCTGTCGGAGAAGCTTGGTTCACTAGCTTGTCTTTCTGAATTCTGGGATAACTGCACTTATGAGAAGGTATTCATGGGAGACTTTGCTGGCATCATTGAAACTGTCGATTATGTAGATCTTAATGGTTTGTTAGTCATGCACGGCGATGTTGTTCGTTCTAATGCAGGCGCGTCTGCTCTTGGTATGATTCAGAAGTTCAGCGCATCCGTTATGATCGGCCATGTTCATCGTCTCGGTGCAACAGCAATCCGTCGTCCAGCCATCGCTGGTAAAACCGATGTTCAGCACATGGGATATGAAATCGGATGTATGTGCGACTTGAATCCCGTTTATGCATCCGCACCTAACTGGCAGAATGGTTTCGCCATTGTCTCATTAAGTGACAATACATTTGGCGTTGAACTCGTATCAATCTCTAATGGTAAATCATCTATCTGTACTCTAGGCAAAACTCTATTCGCATAATATGAAAAAACCGATTTACATTATCGGAGACATTCATGGAAAATTCGCTAATCTCAAAGAGAGAATCAAACAACTTGATATACATGATTGTTATCTCATATGTGTTGGAGATTTAGGTATCGGATTTCAATACGATGAATCTCGTGAAAGATACATATGCGAATTGTTCAATGGTTTCCTAGAGGCCCGTGATATTGAATTCATGTCTATTCGTGGAAACCATGATGATCCTAAATTCTTCAATGACGAATTCAGTAATATCTCACTAAGTCATTTCAAGCTTCTTCCCGATTATTATTGCACTGATATTAATGATCAGAGATTCTTATTCGTTGGTGGAGCAATTTCAATTGATCGTAAGATCAGAATTGAAGGGAAGTCCTATTGGAAGAATGAGAGATTCGATTTGAAGGATGATCTTATTCAAAAATGTGATGTCCTGATTACTCATTCAGCACCTAGCTGGCTCGGTCCATTCGATAAAGCTGGTATTATTAACTGGTGCGAAAAAGATGAATTTCTCTGGAGGGATTGTCTCAATGAGCGTGACGATCATAACATTTTATTCTCAGTAGCAAAGCCGCTATATAGTTATGCAGGTCACTTTCACCAGAGCGTGTCACTTAGATATAACGGATGTTCTGCAAGAATCTTAGATGAACTCGAAATTATAGAACACAGATAAACACTAATATGCAAGTAAACATTAAACAAAATAGTAATAATGCCCACGATCTATTCAACAATGTTCGTCAATGGGGATTAGAGAAAGGTATCATCGGACCTCAAGGTAAAGGAACAATCTCAGCTCAATGGGATAAAGTGCTTGAGGAAATCAAAGAAACACAAGATGCAATCATTGCTTATCAGAGTGGTTCTGGCACAATGGAAGCAATCGAAGATGGTATTGGTGATTCATTTGTCACGTTGATTCTCCTTGCCGATTTGTTAGGTCTTACTGGTGAAGATTGCCTTGCTTCTGCTTATGATGTTATCAGCAAACGCACTGGTAAAATGGTAGATGGTCAATTCAAAAAGGATGCATAATGACTGAATACATAATGCTTATTTGTGCAACTCTCGTAGCAATCACTGGAATACTATGTGCAACATTCCTGATGTATACAGGTAAACTATGAAATATACAATTTATATACCATCGAAGGGTAGACATGATACATGCCTAACTGCTGAACACCTACTTAAAGACAATATGGATTTCCGTGTTGTTGTAGAACCTCAGGATGCTAAATTGTATATTGAAAAGTATGGCGATGATAAAGTTCTTGTTATGACTGAAAATAACAAGGGCATGGCTTACGTCAGAAATTGGATTAAACAATATTCAATCTCTAGGCGTGAGTCATATCATTGGCAGCTGGATGATAATATCAAGAACTTTAAGAGACGTGTCGATGGAAAGAATATCAAATGTTCTCCATCGCCATTATTTGACGAGATTGAAGAAGAGGTAGACAAATATACTAATATCGGTATTGCTGGTATGAGATATGATCTATTCGCATTCTCTTATAAAAAATATTATTCAAATAATGTTCAAATCTCAAGCTGCTTCTTATTTAATAATGCGCTAGATATATGGTGGAGACCAGCTTTAGTCGAAGATACAGATTATGCATTACAGGTATTAGAACTCAAATATTGCACACTTATGTTTAACACTTTGCTTATAGAAAAAGCAAAGACGATGAGTCTCAAAGGTGGATGTACAGATAGTGAATATGTTGGAGACGGAAGAGCAAATAATATGAGAGGACTTCAAGCTCAATGGCCTGGTGTATTTGAACTCGTAAACAAATACGGAAGAACTACTATCAAGCCTAGCCGAGTTTGGGGAAAATACAAACAAGAGCTGAAACTTAAAAATTTAGATAGTATATTGGAACAATTATGAAAGGCAAATTCTTTAAATGCGATTGTAGTGCCGATGGTCTTTGGGTTGAATATGATCGTAATTTTGGAACAGAAATTGCCTTATTCTCTCATGATCCACAGAATCGATCATGGCTAAATCGAATTAAACTTGCATGGGCTTGTCTAAAGGGCAAACCATATATTGATCAAGTTATCTTCTGTGACCAACAGGTTGCAGATCTAACTGAGCATCTACTTGAGATTCAGAACTATTATGAATAAAGTTCTTGACAAATCATTTTAATCTGATAGAATACACACACCGAAACAATTATGTCATTACTCGAAAAACTAAAAAAGAATTCCCGTATCAAAGAAAGTGCTGTCCTCTCTGAAAGTATCTTTTATGCAACTAAAGATATTACCTCGACACCAGTTCCCATGATCAACGTGGCACTATCTGGATCAATCGATGGTGGTATGACTTCTGGTCTCACAGTATTGGCTGGACCATCGAAGCACTTTAAGACTTCATTTGCTCTGCTCATGGCAGCTTCGTATATGAAGAAATATCCAGATGCTGTTCTCATGTTCTATGATTCGGAGTTTGGCTCACCACAGTCCTACTTTGAATCATTTGGTATTGACATCACTCGTGTTCTTCATACTCCTATTACAGATATTGAAGAACTGAAGTTTGACATCGTGAATCAACTTAATGATATTGATCGTAAAGATCACGTTATTATGATCATCGATTCTGTTGGTAACCTTGCATCGAAGAAAGAAATGGAAGATGCTCTGAATGAAAAGAGTGTCGCAGATATGACCCGAGCAAAGTCTCTGAAGGGTCTATTCCGTATGGTGACTCCGTATCTTACCATGAAGAACATTCCATTGCTTGCTATTAACCATACTTACCAGACTCAAGAGATGTTCAGTAAGGCAGTTGTTTCTGGTGGTTGTTTCGAAGAAGGAACTTTAATTCAACTTGCTGATGGTTCTTCTAAAGCAATCGATAAGATTGAAGTTGGAGATCTTGTAATCACACGTGACGGAGTTAGAGATGTAACTCACACATGGAATCCAGATACTCTACTTGAGGGCGAACCTGATTGCCTTGAACTTGAGTTTGAAGATGGCCACAAAGTCGTATGCTCCGATACTCATCCATTTGCTGTAAATGGTCAATGGGTTCAAGCGCAAGAGCTTACTATTGGTACCGATTGCGATATTATCAGTTGAAGTAGTTCTTTAGTATATGATCCAGACATCTGGAAGAATCCATTTAAAATAGCATCTGAACAATCTGATGAAATTTATGAATGTGTTCATTGCAAACTCACTTCTAAAAATAAACAAAATATCATTAGATGGCATAATGATAATTGTAAATACAAAGAATCTGGAATTTATATAGATACAGCTAGACTCAGAAAAACTGGAAAAAGAAAAATACCAGTAACAATTAACAATAAGCAATATAGTTCATTGAGACAAGCTGGAATAGATTTAAATTTAACACAAACACAAGTTAGAAAACTACTAAATGAAACTAAAGTCGATTAAGAAAGTTGGTAAGAAGAAGGTTTATGATATTACAGTCGCTGGTAATCATGAATATGTATTGAGTAATGGATTGGTTGTGTCGAATACTGGTATTACATACTCCGCTGACAATATCTGGATCATTGGTCGTCAACAAGATAAAGACGGAACCGAAATTCAAGGTTACCATTTCGTAATTAATGTTGAGAAGTCTCGATTTGTCAAGGAGAAATCAAAGATTCCAATCAGTGTTTCTTGGAATGGCGGTATTCAGAAATGGTCTGGATTACTTCAGGTTGCATTGAATGGTGGTTATGTCGTTAAGCCAAAGAATGGTTGGTATACAGCATTCAATCCAGAGACTAAAGAAGAATTGACTGGAAATCTTCGTGAAGCTCAGACCATGACCAAAGACTTTTGGGAAACCATCTTTACCAAGACTAAATTCGCAAAGTATATTGAAGACACATTCCAGATCGGTCAACGCGAGATGTTGACCGAAAGCGTTGTTGAAGATGTAGTTGAACTCGAAACCACCGAACAAAATGCTTGACATAACTGAGGGAAAAGATTACATTTTCGTAGAGAAAGAGACATCCGATTTCTATTCAATCAAGTTATTGAGTGGAGATTGGTCAAATCTAGTCTATACATATGGTAAGGTTCAACTAAAAGAAGATCCTAAGAATGATTGTGCTACACTTTCATTCGATTACAAGATTGAGGAATATCCAACTAATCTGGACATTTCTTTTGAGAGTGATCCTAAGTTTAGGGACTATCTAGGTAACGTGTTAGCAAATATTATTACAGAAAGCGAATTTAAAATTGGAACAGATGGAACAGAATCTTCAATCGATCATCATAAAGAATCTAATTCAGAACGAGGTCTTTTGTCGTAAAGCACTACCCCACATAAAACCAGAATATTTTGAAGGTCATTTCAAATCAGTATATGAATTGATCCTCAAGTTCATTGGAAAGTATAATAAACTTCCCAATGCTACTGTTCTTGATATTGAATTTCAATCATCGAATTATGGATCAGATTCTAATTGCATCGCTATCGCAGAATGCATCAAGACAATCGAAACACCAGACGTTGTTGAATTTGATTGGCTAGTTGATTCTACTGAAAAATGGTGTAAAGACCGAGCGGTATATCTTGCCATCATGGAATCTATTTCCATTATTGATGGCGGGGTATCAGATAAAGCTGAAGGAGTTATTCCAGAGATTCTATCTAAAGCATTAAGTGTCACCTTTGATACCAATGTGGGACATGATTATCTGGAAAACTCCGAAGGGCGATATGAATTTTATCATAAGAAAGAGGATAAGATTCCATTCGATATTGAGATGCTCAATGTGATTACTAATGGTGGTATTCCTCGAAAGACTCTTAATGTTATTCTAGCGGGCACAGGCGTTGGTAAATCTCTGGCGATGTGTCATCTAGCAGCAGCAGCTCTGGCTCAAGGTCGAAATGTTCTTTACATTACGATGGAAATGTCTGAAGAGAGAATCGCTGAACGTATTGATGCCAATCTATTCGATACAAATATTGATCAACTTATTAAACTATCGAAAGATACCTTTACAAATAAAGTAAAGAAGATCTCCGAAAAGACACATGGTAAGTTGATCATTAAAGAATATCCAACTGCTGCCGCTCATACGGGACATTTTAGAGCATTGCTGAATGAGCTGAAGATGAAGAAGAACTTTGCTCCTGACATCATCTACATTGACTATCTCAATATCTGTGCTTCGTCAAGAATGAAGGGGTTATCTGGTGGAGTTAATACTTACAGTCTAATCAAATCGATTGCAGAAGAGATTCGTGGATTAGCAGTCGAATTCAATGTTCCGATCTGGAGTGCGACTCAGCTAACAAGATCTGGATTCGGAAACTCCGACGTTGAGATTACAGATACATCGGAATCATTCGGACTTCCAGCCACTTGTGACTTGATGATCGCCCTAATCTCTACTGAGCAACTTGAGAAGATGAATCAGTTAATGGTAAAGCAACTCAAGAACCGTTACAATGATCTGAGTCAAAACAAAAGATTTACAATAGGTCTTGACAGACCCAAGATGAGACTGTATGATCTTGCAGATCCGATGGCCAATATCACTAATGATTCAAGCGCATCGGCGGCACCAGTAGCACAAACACCATTTGCATCAAACAAGAAACCAAATTTTAGCGGATTTAAAGTATGAGTGAAAACAAAGTAGAACTATTAGGATATTATGGAAGTGATGAAATCATCGCTTGTTCAGCATGGACCTCAACGTCCAGAGATTTGAGTGAAGATAAGAAGAATCGAATTCCAGCATTAATCAACATGCTATGGAGAGATGGTCATGAGACACCATTTGAAAAAGGAATGGTTCACTTCTTGGTTGATACCGAGATTGCTTCGCATATTCACTTAATCAAGCATCGCATTTCTTCTATGAATGCCGAGTCTGCTCGATATAAAGAACTCAAAGAAGACAAGTATTATATTCCAGAAGATTGGTGTGATGTTATTGTCTCCGATCATGAAAGTCGAACATGGGCTGAACGTCTTGAAGATTTCTCTTGTCTCAGCAATAAGATGTATCATCAGGCACTTGAAGAACTGACACCGATTATCGGACGGAAACGTGCTAAGGAATCAGCTCGATTCTTTAAACTTTACAATAGTCAGATTCAGGCAGACATTTCTTTCAATATGCGATCATTCGCCAACTTCTTAAAGCTTCGTAACAGCGAACACGCCCAAAAAGAAATTCGTGAAGTTGCGTCGAAAATGCTTTACTTGGTTGAGAATATCGATAATAATCCATTTCAGCACACGCTAAAAGCGTTTGAAAATAGACTGAAATAATATGAAAAAATACCTAATATCGCTTGGAGGATGGGGAGTTGAAACTGTCTTCATCCAATTGAAACCAGAGTCCTATTCTTGGTGGTTCCAGAATTCTCAAGATGAAGATTTTGATATTACTGAATATATTACTGATCCAGAAGAATTCAAACACGAAGTCCCGAAGGAGTTTGATTTCCTACTTGTCGATGATGATTCTGAATATCAATCTTGGGATGACAATGATTGGATTTTCTGTCAAGCATCGACACCAGATTTGGATACATGCCATATCATCGTTGAAGAATTAGGTGAAGATGGTTATTACAATAAAGAAGTCTATAACGATAATTTGTCTGATATTTCTGAATGCATTCTACATGTTGGATCACTAATCGATTATGAAGATGTTCCAGAACAAGTCATGGAGATTAATTCTTCAGAAAAGGGAATCATCTTTGGCGCTGAGATTGAGACAGAAGATTTTGACATTTCCAAGTTGAGTATCGTTGTTAAAGAAGGTCCAAATGGACATGACTATATCGATGGAGTTTTTTATGACCGTGAAGAACTTATCAATACTGAATCTTCTACCAGAGGCAAGGGAATAGAAGTGATTATTTGGGAGAAATGAAATTACATAAATACTTCTATTGATTGAAGTAAGAGTAAACGGCTGTTCAAAGAATAGGGAGCTTGGTGTGATTCTAAAGGAAACCGCCAAGCTCTTTATTCGTGAACTGATGCCAAGGAAAAGACGGCTCTTCATCCGAATCCAAGTGATCGATAAGTTACTTGAGAATGAAGGCGTTGACGGAGACTGTCTTGCTGATGATTGCCCAGAGAAAGGTAAGCATTATGAATTCATTATTCGACTGAATAACAATCCAGATAGACAAATTATTCTGACCACGTTAGCACATGAATTAGGTCATGTGAGACAATACGCAACTGGCACATTAAGATTCTTCTCTGGTGATTCAGAAATTTCTATCTGGAAAGGTGAAAAGGTTGATAGTCGATTAGTCGAATATGATCAACTACCTTGGGAAATAGATGCTGTAAAAACAGAAAAAGAATTAACTCGATTATTATAAATAGCTACTATGAGTGATGAAACCAAAGAGAAACCAGAAGTT